TCTCTGAAGTCTGTTGTGCCAGGCTTTACGTAGACGTCATGCGCTCTGTCTGCTTCTTTCCAGTGGTCGTACCTGTTTCTGATTTTGTTGTAGGACATGTCAGTCATTGACTTAACGTAGTCTACAATCTTTCTTTCCTGTTCTTCGGTTAGGTCAGATGAAATGTCATCATATGCTACGATACGTTCTGCAAATTCGGATAGGTCAACTATAACCCCATCATTATGAGGAGGAACATAATCAGCACTGCTATAATTTCTTGGTTTAGTTTTATCAGCCATGTTAAAAATATACTTTCTTAGTTTTAATTTGTCGTCCTATTAATTAGACGGCAATCCCCAACCTGTCCATTTAGATTTGATTTTTGTTGCTGTGTCCAATAGAGACTTGCCCAATGTTTCACGTGAAACATTATTGAGTGATGACATACTGCCTTGAAGTTCCCATGCTTCTGAGCCAACATGGGTTCTGGATAGTGTGTCTAGTGCTATTGTCATGGCATCTACTTGGTCGTCATGATTGGCAGATGGGAACTGAACTGTCTCGTCTATGAATGAGTCTAACCAATCTGCTGTCTGTGGAAGGTATACTCTTCCTCCCTCTATGAGAGGGAGGATAGCGTTCACTCTTGCTACCTTGTCGTGTACAACTTTGTACGGAATGATTGATATGCCACTCTCTCGTTTGAGTTCCTGTATGATTGATTGACCAGATGCCTTGTCTTCTATGTATAAGCCACGGAGTCCTTTGCCTCTCCACTTGTTGTTGAGGCGTATGAGGCGTTGCTTGAGTTCTGGAAAGTCGTATTTGCCACGAACTATTTCTATGATGTACATGTCTCCGTTTCTATCCATGCCTGCCACTACTGCTGCTGAGTAGTCTGCTGTCTCTGTCTTCTTGAAGGCTGTGTCTACGCCAATGACTAAGCTTGTAAAGTTTTCTGGGGTTAGACCTTCTGGAAACTTTTGCCACCACTCTGTTTTGATTAAGTTACCACCTTCTACGTATGGCATCTGTTGGTATAGACTTGCAAACTCACGTGGGTTGAGACGCTCACGTCTTTTGAGTTCGTCTAATGGAAACCTTTCTTTCCACAATGGTTCTTCTTGAGTTGTGGATATGTTTCTTTTGGCAGGAGATACTTTGGAATACTGTTCTGAAGTTAGATAGTTAGGGTCGTCTTCTGGTAGCATTCGTCTGCTCATTTTACCTGACGTTACTTCTTTGATTGCAGGAAAGTTGACGTGTTCCCATCTACCTTCTTGCCAATCTTCGGTCTGCATGAGGCGACCTGCAAGGTCGTCCACATGCCAGCGTGTTAAAATTATTATCTGGCGTGGAGGAGTCCCATCGCTTTCTGGTTGAAGACGTGTAGCCAGTGCTGATGTGTAATAGTTCCATGTCTTGTTGCGTTGGGTCATGGATTCTGCTTCTTCACGAGATTTGATTGGGTCATCGACTATTAATAAGTTGGCAGGACGTCCAGATGTTGTACCACCGATACCCACAGCGAAGTATGCGCCACCACTTTCGGTACGCCACACGTCTGCGGCACGGCTATCTCTTGATAAGTGGAAGTCTTTGAAAGCTTGGGTCATGTTTTTCTGCTCTACCACCCCACGTATCTGCCTACCAAAGTCTGTGGACAGTTGTGTGTTGTATGAACAGGACATTGTAAACCTGTTTGGCTTCTTAGCCATGTAATATGAAGGGAATAGGACTGTGCCAAAGGTAGATTTGGCGTGACGTGGTGGCATAGTAATGAGAAGGTTGTTCTTTCCTAGAGTTCCTTTCTCTAATCTGTCTAATGTGTTGATTAATTCTACTTGGAAGTCTGCAAGTTCCCAATCTGGGTACTGTAAACGTACAAAACCTATGAATGATTCCTGCGAATCCCTTAGTTTTAGTAGATACTTGGCGACTTCTGCCTGAGATAGTTTAGCCAAGTCTGTTTCTGAGCCTTCTGCTTTGCTTTATCTCGTATGCTGTCTTGCCACACTGCACTGTGTCTTGCATTACTCTCATAAATTGGTCGAATACTGCGTTCTGTATCTTGTTTGGTGGCACATTACTTAGGTCTATCTGCGACATTGCCTTGCCTAAGTCCTGTAAAGTTATATTAGAAGGCTTTGCGTCCTTTTGTTTATTTGTTATCTTCAATGGTTTCTCCTTGAACGTCTATTTCAGACACACCTTGAGCGATTTGCTCTAGTTCTTCCCTAGATAAGTCTGTTAATTGTTTCATATTGACCTCATGCTGTACAAAATTAGCGTTTAAGTCTGGCACTACCTTGTTCAAGAGCATTCCAAACACTCTAGCTTGGGTAGGATTCCATTCTGTATGACCTAATACTACTGTATGTGCAAGATTTATTTGGTCTTTAACGTATGAAGCTATCTCACCACGTATGTTTGCAGACATAGCAGGACTTAATTTAACTTCATCTATCTTCTTTGCTACTGCTTTCATTTGTTTTACTTCTTTTTCTAGTTTTCTACACTCATGTGAACAGAACTTTCTACGAAACTCATGTGATTTCCTAGTGTTAAACTTCTTTCCACATGTCTTACAAGTTATTTGTACCACGTTTTCAGACATTTTCAATAATTACTCCGATAAGTTGTGGGGGTGGGGAGGTGACTCTCCAAATTTCCAAAAGCCGTTCGATGGCATACCCCCCCCTTAGCTCGTCTGCATACACATACATGACACATACATGACGCATGTAACGCTAAAGCGTTGAATTTGTTACGTTTTTATCCCCTAAAAAAGGGGATTTGCCTCGTATATGCGTGTCTGCACGTTTCAAAACATTCATGTACACACGCCTAAACAATACCTTCGCAGACCACAAAGTCAATCAAAACAATGGGTTAAAATCCTCACACACACAGACAGGTACGCACTCCGAAGGACTTTATAGTTGTCGAAATCAAACAGCCAAATGGAGGTTCTCATGGCGAAAAAAGAAACACACGTAGCACCAAAGGTGCAGAGTCGCAAGGAATGGTTCGATGCAGTCGAACAAGGCACGAAGACGAAGGCACAAGCCATCGCACGTTGCAAGCACATGATTTCGAAGAAAGGCGATTCCTTTCACGGCAAACAGTGGACACTGTTTCTCAACCAACTCGAAGGCAAGCCGAAGGCTAAGGCAAAGCCAAAGGCTTCTCCGAAGGTTGACCAATCCATCACGTCACTCAGCAAAGCTGAGTTGGTCGAAATCGTTCAAGCTTTCATGAAGAAAGCGAAGTAACTCACACAAGCAGGGACGCAAATGCGTCTCTGCTTTTTTTTTGTTTTTTTCACACAGACGCATGGAGGTAAGTATGCGACAACAACATCGACAACATCGACTACAACGGCTCATAGAACGTGAGTACAACCACGGCAACATTATCGCTTTACTACGAGCCGAGAAACAAGCTAGGCTTTTGGAACGTAGACAACAACGCAGACAACAACGAAAGGCGACAACATGCTTATCACGAAACTAAAAGCCATAGGTATATTCATCTCAATCGTATTCATAGTGCATCTTCTCATGCTCGTATTGCTTGAGTTCATGGTTGGCTGTGGCACGAAAGAGTACTTTGCAGACGGCACGTGGGAGACGATGCCGTGTGCTTTCATTCCCTACGAGACAACAACTGGCACATGGAGGAACTAATGCCGAAATACACATTTGAATGGTCGAAGACGACAACATACAGGACAATAATCGAAGCCGATAGCGAGGCAGATGCTAACGCAGACTTGCTAAACGACATCACGGCAAACCAGACAGACTTTGCGTCTGACATTACAGACGAGGTGTTTGACGTGCCAGAAGAGTCGATTGGTGTCACGTTCTCAACTCCTATCGAAATGAGCGATGACGAACTCAAGAAAGCCATCGAAGGCAACGACAACATCATCAAGGGTGTGTTCGACAAGTGGAAGAAAGGTAGCAATACATGAACCGATTCCTTATCGAACGTAACCCACAAAGCATAGCCGAATCTCTATGCGACCAACACATTGTGAAGATGCCACTCGAAGAGGCACAGATGCTTTGCACTGCACTGTGGCATCACAACGCAGAGTTCGCCTTTGAGAACAACTTGTACAAGCCAGTACATCAGAAACACCCATGCACTTTATGGTGCATGGAGACACGAGCAAACTTCAAGTTCGCTTTCATGTTGTATTGGTGCATGTTGTTAGAATACAAGGTGCGATACCGAAGAATGCACGGAGCAAGAAAGCCGTTCCATGCAATCATGAGAGGAATGAATCACATTCCAAAGGGCAAGATTACAAAGCACCCTCAATGCTTTGGACAACAATATGAGTCCATCAAGACGGACGAGGACTATCCTATCAATGCGTACAGAGACTTCTACAAGCTAGACAAACTCTCCTTTGCGAGATGGAAACACAGTAGAAAACCTTATTGGTTAAACTAACGCACAGACACACACACACCTAGTCCGAAGGACTTATTATAGAGGGACAGTTTTTGTCAACTTTCCATTGTTTATTTATCACGACACAATAGGGGGTTGACAAACTGTCATTCATTGATTACAATCATCATTACACACAAGGAGGACTTTATGATTGATGAGAAGAGAGTAAACCACTTGAGGGACAAACTTTACACCCTCAGCCAATACGACTATGGCAAAATGCGAAGTTACTTACGTAGCCTAGCTTCGCCAATATTTGCAGAGCATTACAATAACAACGATGTGGATATTACAGACATAAAGCATCGTTGTACCCACGCAACAATGCCAAGCTACAAACCAACTGTGAGTGGTGTCATCATGGCTTGTTCAATTCCTGCGTTGTTTGACATTATATTCAGCGACTATGGTTGCACTAACGTGCTTGATGCAATACTTGACCCAGTTCGTTATGGATTTCCAAACTCGAAGACACACAGTGGATACGACTTTGGCAGAGGTAAAGAAGTGTCAGACGAGCTACACCAAGAGAGATTACGTTGGATAGCAGAGACAAAAAGCGAGTCATCACTTGCATGGACTTCTATTGATGCCGATGAGATTGATTGCTTTGATGCAAATGCACTCGGTGCATCTGCAATGTTAGCCATTGTCTCAAAGACGTGCTTATTGACAGACTACCAAGTCGAGACGAATGACATCGCAGTGGCTATGAAAGTGGTGTTCGAGAACTTTGGCGATACATGGGACACAAATGACTTCGAGCCAAAGATACACGGCTTAGATGCTCTCATGGAGAACGAGCCATTGGTTGCTAGAGAGTTCGTTGACAAGTATGGTCAATGGGAGAGACAAGCACAGAAACTCGCAGAGAAAGGTGTTCCATTCAATGGCATCGTATCTCACGTTGTGTACAATCTTGCACAAATGCGTTCACCTATTGGGTTAAAAACTGAGCCAACATCTAAACGTACTTCTGTGTCTGACATCGTAAAGAAGGCGAGTAAAGATAGCCTTAACCTTGTGAACATGACGTTGAAGACAGTTGGGTTGGCAAACATTGAGCAACTATCGAAAGACTTTGACGAGAGTGAACGTGTGAGGAATGAGATAGAGGCACAACTCAAAGACATGGAGAGCAGACTATCACGTATGTCTTTAACGTCTGTCAAACCATCAGAGGTCAAAGCGAGTGGCGAGATACCAAGTGGCAAGCAAGTAACCAAGAAAGCACATGAGGTATTCGACATTCCATCTTCGAGTAAAAAGATGTTCGACTTCGACATTCTCGTGTGGGAATGGGATAGTCCACACCCTTACGTTCCTGCGATTGACCACGGATATGTGTTCAGACCATCAAGCTTGCTGAGAGTTCTGCATGGGTTGGTTACTAATCAACGTATCTACATTCATGGTCACACTGGTAGTGGCAAGACCACGTTGGTTGAGCAGATATGTGCGAGATTGCTCTTCCCATTCATGAGAGTGAACTTTGATAGTGAGGTCACACGTATGGACTTACTTGGCAGAGACGTGCTGACTACTGGTGCAAGTGGTGCTACGGAGTCCAAGTTCGTTGAGGGTATCTTGCCAAAGATGATGTCTACACCATGCATTGGTTGCTTTGACGAGATTGACTTCATCAGACCAGACGTTGCTTATGTGATGCAGAGAGCATTTGAGGGTAACGGATTGATGCTGACAGAAGACGGAGGACGTGTCGTTCAACCACACCCACAGTTCAGAATGATTGCCACTGGTAACACAGTGGGTCAAGGCGATGAGTTCGGTATGTATCAAGGAGCAAGACCACAGAGTATGGCGATGATAGACAGATTTACCATATGGGTCAACGTACCATATCTTGACATTCCTCAACGTGACCAACTCATCAAGAACAAAGTTCCTGCGTTGAAAGACAATCAACGTGACCAACTCAACAAGTATGTTGAGGAACACCTTGAAGCATTTACTACATCGAAAGTGCTTCAGCCAATATCACCACGTGGTATGCTTTCACTTGCAGAAACTATGGTGGCATTTACTACCCTCTTCAATAGCAGAGATGCTACTAACGAGGCACTTGAAGCAGTGATACTTGACAGATGTACGCAACAAGACAGAGCCGTACTCAAGGGTATCGTTAACCGAATCTTTACATAAGGAGGACAATATGAAATCGGATTTATTTCAACACGAGGTTCGCAAGACCTCATCAGTATTCGGTAGGAAGGAAGACGTATCAGTTGAGTTCCAAGGTACAGATGCTTGCACAGATGGGAAGAACATCATACTGCCAGCGATGGACTTTGAGAAAGACATAAGTACGTATGACCAATCTATCGTGCGTGGATACGTTGACCATGAGAGTGGTCACATTCGCCACACCAACTTCAGAGAACTCAACAAGTTCGCCAAGGATAACAAGGGGAACAAGTTGTTGATGTCATTACAGAATGCATGTGAGGACATTTACTTGGAGAAGAAAGTAATGGACGAGTATGCAGGTTCAAAGCAGAACCTCATTGCCACGTCTCACTGTGTCAATGACAACTTCATGGAGGCATTGAACACTGGTGGGTTTGACAAGGAAGACATGGACAATCTCACATGGGTTGCACCAGTTGCCATCACATGGGAAGGTCGCAAAGACTATGGCGATAACCTTGCCAAGGAGTGCATGGACTTGTTAAACGCAGACGTGAGAGCCAAGGTGGAGAGATGGACTAAGCAGATTGACGATTGCAAGAATACAAAGGACGTGATTGCACTTGCCAAGAAGATTGAGAAAGAGATACGTGACATCGAACCACGCAAGAAGACACCACCACCAGAGGACACACCCACTGGAGGTGATGGAGAGAAAGGCAAGAAAGGAGACGGAGACTCAGACGTTAGCCAAGGCAAGAAGAAGGGAGGAGATGGCGAGGACGAAGGCAAGGGCGATAAGCCAAGCGAGAGGTTCACAAACGAGCAAGGTGGCAACGAATCTTCCACGAATGACTATGAGGAAGACGAGGTGTGTGAAGAGTTTGAGTACAAGAACGCACTTGATGACGTCAAGAAGAGAACGCAATCAGAACACATTGACTTGAAGAAAGGCAAAGCATACTCTGCACAGAGTACTGCACATGACAGATGGCATCACAGAACTGACGATGCGAGAAAGTATGGTCGGTATTCGTATGGCAATCTGAGACTTGCGAAAGGTCAAGCATCTCATTACGACCAGTTGTTGAACATGATGCAAGGCGATGTGAACATGATGAGACGTTCCATTGAGAGAGCATTGTTCGCCAAGTCGCAGAGAGATTGGGACTTTGGCAAGGAGGACGGACGATTGGATAGTCGTAGGTTTCCGTCTGCGTTCAACGGCAAGCCAAATGTATTCAAGATGAAAGCTGATAGACGTGAGATGGATACTGCGTTGACCATGCTTGTTGACTTGAGTGGTTCTATGGGTGGTCGAAAGGTTCACACTGCGATGATGTGTGCGATGGCGATTGCTGAATGTGTAGACAGAACTGGTATTGCATACGAGATACTTGGGTTCAATAGTGGTAGAGGAGACACGCCTGGTATGCCATCAAGGAGTAAAGAATGGGAAGACAGACGTATGCATACACGTTGGGAGAACATTGACATGTGGATATTCAAGCACTTCAAGGAGCGATTGTTTGAGGCTAAGGGTGCAATATCTACGATTGCTCAGTGTAGTGGTGGCAACAATGTCGATGGCGAGAGTGTGCAGTATGCATACGACAGACTTAAAGAGAGGAACGAGAGACGTAAAGTGTTAATCGTCTTGTCTGATGGTAGTCCTGCATGCGACACATACTATGATACGTCCTTGAGGTTGCATCTTGAACGCACTGTCAAGAAAATTGAATCTGACAAAGGCACAGACGTTGTTGGTATCGGCATCTGTGATGAGGCAGTGGAGAGATACTACACGAACCACGTAGTAGTGGAAACTGTAGAGGAACTTGCCAAGAGTGCGATGGGCGAGTTATCACAAATGCTATTGGGTACGAAGGTTGGTATCAATAGGAGGTCTGCATAATGGGAATGATGAAACCAGTAACAATACACAATCACTGGCTGAAGTTGTATCCCTCACGTGGTATGCAGTTTAGGTTTTGGTTTGAGGTTGGCAAGCGAGTAGACAAAGCGAGACTCAAGTCAGATAATTACGAGAAAATTTCAACAATATGTAAGGAGGTCGACAATGACTTTAAAGAAAGAAAAATCTAACATAACGCAGAAGATTGCGAACAAAAAGCTAGAAGACTTAGGTGTGGTTGAGAAGGAGCAGGCTTCTGTTTTGGGAGGAACAAATGAAAAAAATATTTCTAATCCTACCCCTTCTCTGTTTCAGTACACACAATCGAGGAAGTCTAACACAAAGAAAGGAGCAAATGGTTACACTTCAACGTCACGAGAAGAATATCGCAAAAGGTTTCCGTCTGTCAAGACCCCATCTGTATTTTCTAAAGTGATGATGGACGAAAAGTTGCGAGAGATTGCAGGTAAGTATGCTTTCCAACCTCACATTTGTCCACCTATGGCATTCGCAGACGAGGCATTGATGAAAGAGATGGTCGATGTTTTGTATCGCTATGTTGGAGACGTGCTTGAAGGCATGGATTTGATATACAATTCTGCGAGTTGTGTCAAAGACAAGAACAAGGAGATGTTAATGTCGATGATACTTTCATGTTCTCACATGAATGAAGAGGGAAATTTCTCTCACTTCTATATGTGTGAGAAAGGCGAACCACCGAGGGGAGATAAGTAATGAGTGTGATTGAAAAGCTTATCGACTTGTACAACATACTAGACGTTGACGAAAAGAAAGAGTTCATGGTCATCGTTGCGAAGAGAGCCAAAGAAGATGGCATTGTTACGCAAGAGGAGTTGAGTGGTGGTGTGTCCAAAGGCACACCCATCAAAGGTAGTATAGCCAAGTATCCATCAAAGGGTGGCAAAAAGCCACCCTATTGGGTGAAAGAAATCAAGGAGATTGACGACACGAAGAGAGGTATGTTTCGTATCGTTGGTGATTGGTTGTATGTGAACAAGCCATGTAGTGAGAAGAAACTATGTGTGCTTGGGTTCAAGTCTAACCATTCAGAAAGAAAGTCTTATGTGGTTGGTTATACACATGAGTGGAAAAGGCAAATCGAAAACAGCAAAACTGGCTACAAAGTAGACGTGTTTTTTAGCCCAATTAGTGAAGAGTTCGACACGTTTGCAGACGTAGAGGCATCAGCATCAAGGGAGTTAAACAATGAGTAAGAAACTAACACTAGAAGAAATTCAAGGTCGCATTGATGACATTGAGGGTAAGTACCACAAAGGTTGGAGCAACTCTGAAGAATGGTGGAGGATTACTGGAGACGTACACCCTACAGACCGAAGACTTTGGACTATGTATCACGGACTTAAAAACAAAAGAGAAAAGGAGAATAGCTATGAGTAAGCATACATTTATAAAAGACAACATAGGATTTAAAGTACAAGACGTAGACGAGGGACAAGCATTTGAAGGCACGATTGGTGCTTTGAACGATGTCTTAGAAGAGAATTTCAACTGCGTAATATGTTACGATGAATCAACAATAATACACTCTGGCGAAATTATGTATCATGGGTTCGCCATACAAGCTAAGGAGGATAGCAATGAGTAAAGGTTGGATAGTAAAGATGGAGATAACATCTTATGAGAAGGTCTTAGTATACACACCAAGGTATGAAGACGCAGAGAAGTTGGCGAAGGACTTGATGAAAAACTCAAGGACTTACAACGAGTCTGTCACTATGGTTACAAGTCTTGAGAGTACAGAAGACGTGTCACCACTAACTGAAAAAGATTTTTATGGTATAATAGGAGGAGCAAATGCCAAGAAAGAAACACAATAAAACAAAAGTAGTAAAGCCTGCGACACCGAAGGTTAAAGATTCGTTGCCAAAGATTGGTGACATGACACCTTTTATGAACGAGGTAATACAAGGCGCACTTGATGCGAGAAAGGAGGGCGACCCACCAGTTGAAATAACTATCAAGTCTTCCGACACACCAATGGAACACCCTCAAGAATCGCCACCTACTCTGCGTGATATTATGTCAGACGAATTGGATTGGGGTCATTTGGAATACAGCAGACTTCACGGATATGCCAAGCCTGCTGAGTTAGACGAAAGAGCAAAAGCAAATATGCTTGCCAAGATAGAGAAGTTGACACTGCATGAGCAGATTACCTATGCACTCATGCGACCAAAGAAAGGATTGAGGTTATACAACGAACTCAATTTGGACTCTAGGAAGACAACGAAGAGGTTGTCTTCCATGTTTCGTGAAGCAAGGAAAGCAACTATTCATGACAGTTTGATTGATGATATTGTTAAACGTGGTACTTACTACACGGCAGAAGAAGCAGTGCTTGCAGTGTGGAACGCAAGACCACCATCAGACAATATGTTCATTGAATGGACAGAGCCAGTGAAACAGTACTCACAAAGGAAGTGGTTTGCCAAACAGTGGGAAGGCTCTCCGACTACAATGGATACGTCTTCTCTTTTCAATCCGAAGATAGGGTATTGGATAAGGAAAACAGAGACGATAGATGGTGTTTACTTGGGAGACACTGTGTATAGCATTGATGGTTTCATCTACTTTACGAACAGCGAGTACGACAAAACACTTGAACATGAATTTGCCAAGCAACTGAATAACAAAGTTTATATACATGATATGAGTATGGTTGTGAACTTTGCAAAGCCATTCAGCGAAGATGTTATTGATGCGTATAGAAGTCAGAGTGCCTTTCAGCTTAACAACTACACTGATAAGCACAAGACAGACAGTGCGATGAGGCAAAAAATTCAAGAACTTCTGTTTCCGTTTAACCTTCCGAAAGAAAGAGCCGTTCCGTCTGCATTGAATGTGGATAGAATATTGTGGGGTAACATGTGGTCTTATCAGAATAGCAAGAAGAACAGTGCGAAAGATTGGGAATTGTTGAGAAGACATGTCATGTGGAAGTCTGGATTAGGCAAACAGTTGTCTGACAATGCGAGAGCATCTAAGCCTGATAATGTTAATCCTAACACTTCTGACTTTACTTCATTGGTTTCTGTTATGGGAGACTTGAGGTTCTTGATTGCAACTCTTGACATATTTAACTATGACAGACACGTCACTGGAGAGGTAAGGCAATCCAACGGCAAAAGAAAACTGATACGTGGAGAGTCCATACCAGTTGACGAACATATGGTCATCAAAGTTAGGTTGCCTAAAGAAGAGGGTGTCAACTTGTACACAAGCGAAAACAATGGTAGTCAAGCCAATGGTGTAGGTAGGAGACACCACCCAGTGGACGGACATTGGAGACACTACAAAACATTGTACAATAAAGACGGAACTGTTAAGAGATTTGCCAAGAGGACTTGGATAGAAGAGTATAGCAGAGGAGACAAGAAGCTTGGTATAATTACGAAGTCATGGAAACTAATGGGAAAGGAGAATGAACATGGACAAGTTAAATCTTAGAAGAGTGATGCACAATAGAATACAGCAACACAAAGGGAAGTTTGGTAAGTATATGCCACTCAAAGAAATTCAAAACCACATAGATTACATTGAGACTTTTGAACTTGATGCGAATTGTAAAAGTCTTTTGGAATACTACAAAAGACAGAAGACAAAAGCATTACAGATACTAGAGGAGAAGACAGATGAAGTTAGTTGAAAGGAACGGACATCTGTATGCTCATGGATTTGTTAAAGATACGATGGGCTACACCCATCGTATCCGTAAGTCAACTGGGTATTCTGTTGGACAGAAGACGTTAGCCAAAGAAAGAATGCGAGAAATATTCCGTGACGCAGGTAAGAAAGTTGACATGGGTACGAAGACGACAGTGGCAGACGCAATAAAACTTTACCTGGGCAGCCGAAGCAGCATGCCAGGCAGCACAGACTTGGTTAACTTACGTCTGTTTCAGAATGAGTTTGGTCACAGAGTACTCTGCTCGTTGGAACAAGCCGAGGTGATGGACTATTTCAAGGGACGAGGCAACAAAGACAATAGTGTTTCGAGAGAGATGACGTCTATCAAGTCGATGATTAACTATAACAATGACATGGGTCGGAGTGTGCCAACGTATAGGCTGAAGCAACCAACGTCTGATGATGCACGAGTACGATGGCTGACGGAGAGAGAGCGAGACAAGTTGATTGCTTTGTCTCACTATAGTTTGCAACCGATACTGAGGTTCTTGTTTTATACTGGTGTCAGACTTGGCGAGGCATTCAACCTGCAAGCAAGAGAGTTGGAATCTTACCACGTTGTTGTCGTCTCTCGTAAAGGTGGACGTACACTCAGACGTAAAGTTCCGATTAACTTTGTGGACTACGTTAGTGACTATGGTTTCCGTGAGTTCAAAGGTAAAGATGATTTTGTTTTTAGGTCAGACGACTACAACCCTTGGAACAAATATATATTTTACAAGTATTTCAGTGAAGCATGTGCTAAGGCAGACATTGAAGACTTTAAACCCCATGATTGCAGACACACGTTTGCATCACATCTTGTGCAGAAAGGCGCAAGCTTGAGAGCAGTTGCTGACTTACTTGGTCACACTTCTCTTGACATGGTAATGAGATACTCGCATCTTGCACCATCTCATTTACATGATACAGTAAATCTGATTAACAAACCAAAGGAGGATTAAATGTCAGAACAAAAAACCAATGGCGAAGAGAAGAGAGCCAATACGATTGAGGTAGGTAAGTTGTACCTCGTAGAGAAAGACGGAAAGCTTATCGGTACGGAGGTATTATTTGCCGACAACATAGACAACATACAAGGTGGCATGCAAGTGCTTGACTTGTTGAGGAACTCATTCAACTTCAGTGGTTGGATATTCGAGACGTTGGCAAGATTAGTACCACGCAACAAGTCAGCTTCTGCCGAGCCAACTGTCGAGAGTACCACTGGCAACGACAGCAGTGACGACAAAAAACAAGATGATGGAGATGCCAACAAGGATAACAAAGACACCTCCGTACAACCATAGATTTTCCCACAACCTCTGCCGTGCGAGCATTCTTGCTCGTTCGGCTTCTTTTCTTTTACGTCTGATTTCAGCACGTAGCTTGAGCAGTTCTTGCCAAGCATCATATCCCCTAGTTTCCATGATTATCTGACGCAGTTCGTTCTCCAAGTCTTCAGCTTTTTTCTTGTTGATGAACGTGTCCATCGCCTCTTCATTCTCTGAGCCTGCAAATGGACTACTCTTTTTTTTGTTGTGGTCGTTACGCAGAATGTCAATGGCATCGAATAGTTTTCCGATGTCTTTGCCAAGGTCTTGCATCTCACGTCCTGCCGTGACCCCTGCCTTTATTGCCGAATAAGCGGCTAATGCTATACTAATTGGTTCGATGGTACACTCTCCTTAAAGGGAGAGTGTACACTAATTATGATAGACAGTCGTCTTACTTGTAGACTATCTTCTTCTTTTTCTTTTTACCCTTCTTCATAGGTCCTGGCATGTTACACCTGCTTTCTTAGTCTGCCACCGAAGACGTTGACTTTTTGTTTGTTAAGACTTGAGCCAAACTGTGATGGTAATTGTGAACGATTACGAAATTGCAAACCTTGAAAAGCATTTTTCTTTGTGCCATTCATCTTACTTGCACCGAAGACGAGTCCTTTCTTAGTTGAGTACGCCATACACTTCTCCTTAGTTATGCGTTTATGCTACCGAATTTTTGCTTTTCTGTCTACCAGTTAGTTGTAGGTAAGCGTTGTAATATTTCATAAAATCTTTTAGTCGCAGGAAACAAATGCTCTCTTCAGTTGTCATTCTGTTTCGTCTGTTAATAACGATAGGCGTCTCTGGGCTGTTAGTTTCCTGTGAATTTCTCTCAGCCTGTCTGATTGCGTCCATAAAATTCAGACGCTCTACACGCTTGGCTTCGACAAATAGGTCTGGCACTCCGATTAAGTCTGCTCCACCATGTGAATTTACCTTGCCTCCACCAGACAGTGGCGCACGATATGCTGTGTTCATGTCTGCTGTCTCGTTAAAGTACGTTGCCAATTCTCTTTCGAACGTGTCGCCTTTTCTTTTCTGTTTACTCATAGTTCTTCGTATCCCCTTTCACGTCTACAACTAACGCAGTAGTACCAGTTCTTTGGTCTAGCATGTGTGTCTCCACAGTCCATGCATGGTCGAGTCCATGTCTTTTCATCACTGGCTCTCTTGACTTGATACTTAGCTCCGTCAAAGTCTTGTAAGTTATGTCTTACAAGTATCCGTTTTATCGTGTCTACGCAACAATTAAATCTGGAAGCAAGCTCTTTGTGGCTTAACCTGCTATGATTAGCTTTAAGCCATGATATATTTTCTTCGTCTACATATATTCTTCTTGGCATATAAATTAAATAACATAGGGGTATTGCCAAATCAAAAAAAATATGTTACAACTACGTTTGTTCTTACGTGGTTGGGCGTAGCCCACCACGGAAACAAGGAACAATAAGACGAAGTTTAAGTAGTTGTAACAAATAAATGACACAACAACAAGCCGAAGACAATCGTAAGAAACACCCAGACATTGCTGAATTAATGGACAAAGTTAGAGTTCATTTTCCTGACGCAAAACTTGTTGCCGTATACATAGACGGAAAGAAACTAAAGTTCTAGCCACTCATTGATGAGACGTAAGGGTCTTTGAAGTGTCTCCGAAATGTGTGTAGGGTCACTGCCTTCAAGTGCCATAGCTTTAGCTCTCTGTTTTGTTGACTGACTTGCGACAACGCATCGCTCATCTTTAGTGTTGTGTCCACCGAACCCAACCCATTGCACTCTGTCATGCATGTCTGTCCACTCTCTAACCTTCCCATACTTAATCTCCATGACCATATATAATCTATAGTCTTTCGGTAGCTTGCTCTCCAGTAAAGGAAACACTGGTCGCTGATAACTTCCGTCCCAGATAGCCGCATTTTGCTTTGCTGTATCTTCGTCTTTGTATACCTGAGTCACTTTTATCTGTGTCTCCAGTACAGTCAACTGGTTAGTCGAGCCTGCTTCTCTACCCAGACCACCTTCAGACGGCTTGTTAGAATGGTGTATCATGATGACGGCAAGTCCTGAGTTCCTGAGTTTGACTGCTAACTGGTTAACCCTGCTCCATTCGTCTGCCGAGTTCTCCATCAAGCCAGGATAAGCTGACCTGATTGTGTCGATTATGATTACGTCTGGGTCTGAAAATGTTATCCACGCTTGCAGTTCTTCGAGTCCCTCTCTTTTCTTTAGGTCTATTTCTTTCTTGTCTACAAATGGTGTCCAGATATTTAATCTGTCCTGCGTATCTCCATGCATCTGTCTCATTTCAATCAGACGTCTAGCTATTGTTGACATACCCATTTCAAAATCCAAGTACAACGCTCTCGCAGGCTTACCTAATTCGAAACAACCAAAGTATTTTCTACCACTACACAATGCAGATATACAATGCTGAACAAACATAGACTTACCATGTCCACTGTAACCATACACTTGCACGATTGTATTTGTAGGTAGCCAAGGTTCAATCAAGTATGTCTTGCCTGCACTCTCCTCCATGAGTTGGTCTGCATCTTTCATCTGGATTAGTTTTCTGGGTCTGTCTTTGAACTCCTCAATAACTGGTTGCCCAATAAAGTTTCCATCTTCATCAAATCTCTCTGGGTGGTTACGTTTCTCTGACTGCTCCATAGAACAGACAGTTGCTTCAAACTCTCGCTCATCTAAAGATTCAAAAAAGAACTCATTCATAAACGCAAGACCACGAACTCTCAACTCAGAGCCAAAGTATCCATTCAGTATACACTCAGATATGTAACGCATAACACGTTCATTCCTACCATTACCCATGCCAGATGGTATCTTCATTGAAGTTGGATAGGTTTCTTTCACATACTTTGCAGTTCTATCCCATTCGGAAAGCATCTCATTAGGGTCAAATGGTTTGACAGAACTCAAGTCTAGCTTTGAAAAATGAAAGTCACCATCGTTAATACGTTCTTTCAAGGACGGCTTCCAATCTTTCCAGACAAACATCTCATCATAATCGAAGACGTCTACTGGATAGTCCCACGTGTAGTTTTTAGAAGGTGGTAACAACGCATAACTTCCGTCTCCCCTAAAGTCTAAGCCGTTAATCATGGGCCAATCTGAACCTCTGCTGTTTACACCTGCTCTCGGACCTCTGCGTATGCCGTCTTTTGGGTGTTCAAAGTATAAGTGAATACCACGTTTGGTCTTCACCTTGATTGGCGTCTTCATGTTAGCTTCTTGAGAAGCATTGTAAGCGTTGTCATTATCACAATCGACAACAACAACGCCACTGATTTCGCCAGTTACAAGTGCGATGTCGTAGTCTTCCCACTGCGTCCACCATTTAGTAACCTCGTCTTCGGTTGGTAAACGATTTTGATATTCAAGCCACTTGATAGCAGGTCGTTTGCCTTGAGGTTTTATTGGTATGACAGACCAACCTCTTTCTAAATATTCTAAAGCGTGTTTAAGCTTTACGTTTTCCTTTCCCATTATTATCCTCCTCAAAGTAATCGTCTATACTGCATGTTGGGTTTATATTTTTTAGTTCCTCCAAAACTTTTGTCGAACATTTACCTTTTTTAACCCATTGATAAGGTATTGTTCTAGCTTTTTTTATCTTCCTAGCCACTGTCGATGCACCTCCGAAGTCATTGATAAGCCTAGAAAAATTTATTTTATACATTTTTTTCTCCTTTAATGCTTGCATTTGTGTAACTTATATATTACATTCTGGTTCATGTAAAGCATCATTCGATAATCGCTGATGCAAAACAAAAAAGGAGAAGCATATGTCGTCAGACAGTTGGGATAGCTTTGGTAGTAAAACCAAAGCCTCTGATGAAACCCCATCAGAACACTTAGACCTTCTATGTCACGAACTCTACACGTTAGAGTTAGATTTACCAAACAAACTTGAGAGGATACAACAACTCCAGAACGAGATTGCTTTGGCATTTCCAGAGGTAGAGGGCGAGCAGTCGAAAACAACGTCAAGATTTCAAGTATCGTGTGCAAGAGGAGAGCGATGGTCTTGGGACAAGCCGATGTTGGAGGAGATATTTGGCGAAGGAGATTTGCCAGAGTACGTTACAAGAAGTTTATCCGTTGACAAAAGGAAGTTTAAAAAGCTACCTAGTATAGACCAAAACAATCTGAAGCCTGCCTTAACAAGGAAGCTTGACAGAGCAAAGATAAAGGTGGTGCAAAATGTTTAACGTAATGAAAACTTCTGACATTCAAAAAGGTGGAGCAGTTAAGTTATTGTTATATGCACACCACGGATACGGCAAAACATTTCAGTGTCGTTACTTCCAAAAAAGATATGGTAAAGGTATAATATTATCTGGCGAAGCAGGACTAAAATCTGTTGAAGACGTTGATATTGATTACCTTCCGTTCACTTCTTGGGACGGAAACCATGACCCAGAGAATGGAGACTTTTCATTTACTGGTATTGTTAAGATGCTACAATCAAAAGAGTTTAAAGAAGCAGGATATAAATGGATAGCTATTGATAGCTTGACAGAATTATCTGAGAGATTGATTGAACATCTTGAGAAGCAACATGAGAACTCTAGTAATGGGTTCGCATTGTGGGGAGACTATAGCAGACTAATGCTTGGCTCTCTCAAATGGATAAGGGATTTACCATACCATGTTTACATTACGTGTCTTGCCAAAGAAGAGAAAGACGCAAACGATGTAACACAATATTGGCCCTTAGTTAAGGGTACTGCCGTTAGTAAACATGTTCCTGCCTTGTTTGACCACGTTATGTGTGGTGTAAGGAAGACAGAAACTAATGATAAAGGCATACCAAAAGTCAAAAGGTATATAGTAACAGACGAGGTAAGTGGTTGGCATGGTAAAGTTCGTGACCCACTTGGCACGTTGAAAGCCTTTGAAGAAGTAAACGATGTAACAGAACTACTAAATAGAATGAGCGAAGGAGGTAAAGAAAATGGCTGATTGGAATGGTTTTGGTAATCTTGATTTAAGTAAAGTAGAATCAAGCAGTAGCTATGTGAGGTTGCCTAAAGGCGAACATCATGTAAAAATAACTGATGCAATTATGAAAGATAGTTCATCAGGTGGTAAGTATTTACAAGTTAATTTTAAAGGTGTCACTGAAGTTGGCGACATCAATTCAAATTTTAATCTTGTGAATAGCAATCCACAAGCAGTTGATATTGGTAAAAGACAACTCAAGTCTCTACTGTTAGCGGCTAAACACCCCAACCCAGACAAGCCGAAAGACGTGGCTTCGTTGAAGAACCTTGAACTTAATATTGTTGTTGGTAATGGTAAGCCATTTACTGGGGACGATGGTAAGACAAGAGAACAAACGGAAGTTAAGGTGTATAAAGAACTAGCCGATGGTAAAGCACCGAGTGGTGGTGGTGACCTTGACGATGAGATTCCATTTTAGTGATGGAATATGAGGGAGGTGCGCAGGGGTGCCAGCCTCCCTCACCCAACTATGAGGGGTGCTTGTTGCGCTTTAACTTTAACTTTATTTTTGAATAGATAACAATTTTAATAAGGTAAGTACCCCTCACCATAGGATTTATTATGATTAAAAGTGCAGACGATGTAATTAAAGCCATAGATGAAGGTTACAAAAAAGAACCAAAAGAGAGAGCGAGAGATTACATAGGTGCATCTGGCATTGGCACTCAGTGCGATGCCTACCAAGCATACTCTTTGAGAGGTTTCCCAAATGATGTAGCAGAGCCAAAGCTAAAAAGAATATTCAAGCTTGGTCATATACTAGAAGACATAGTTGTTAAAGATATAAAAGAAAAAGCTGACGTAAGAGTATGGGAAGTTGATGGTCTTACTGGAAGACAACATACATACGAACAGTTAGGTGGTCATGTCGTCTGTCATATGGACGGACATATAGAAACAGAAGATGGCATACTAAGAGTTCTTGAAATAAAATCTATGAACGATGCGAACTTTAAGAAGTTTATGAAAGACGGAGTGAGAGTTTCTCACCCTAAATATTTCTCACAGTTACAGATGATGATGGCTATGTCTGGGTTTGAAGAAAGTTTTTTCATTGCCATAAATAAAAATACTAGCGAGTACCATGCTCAGATTGTAAGTCAAGACGAGTTTGAAGTCGCATACATAAAGAAAAGAATAGAAGATGTTATAGAGAATAAAGCAAAGAAGTTAGCTACAGACGAAACTGATTGGAGATGTAGAGGTTGTTTTAAAAAATCAGTTTGTTGGCACAATGCACCAGTACCAGTGTCATGTACTACTTGTCAATTTGCAGAAGCAAACCATCAGGGAGGGTGGACTTGCACAAAGACAGACTCAGAAGCTAAAAAAGTTTGTTCTTCGTACACAGTATATAAACCATTAAAGAGGGAGCAATGAAACGAGACAAGATATTAGACAAGGCTAGGAAACTTATAGCCAAAGACAGAGCCAAGATATATGGAGATGCCCTAACAAACCACACAAGAATAGCAAAGCTATGGTCTGTTTTGTTAGAAAAAGAACTGACACCACAAGATGTTTATAAATGTATGATTGCTGTTAAGTTAGCACGTCTAATCGAAACACCCAAACATTCAGATAGTGTGACAGATATAATAGGATACAGTGCTTTATATGGAGAGATAGCAGATGACTAACCCAAGATACACAGACGATTTTTTAGCTCAGGTAAAACTTTTTCACAAGGAAATGCAGAGTAGAAAGAAGCATAACCATGATAAGAACCATACAATACAAGACACGGCTAATAGATTTACATTAAGTTTTAACCAAGCAAAACGTGTGCTTTATACTATGAAAACTAAAAAGCCTTTGTCTGAGTACAAAGAGCCGTACTATGATTGATATTCATATTGGTGATTGCAGAGACGTTTTAAAAACTTTATCCAATAAATCAGTAAACTGTTGTGTCACCTCACCCCCTTACTGGGGGTTGAGGGACTATCAAACTGGTACTTGGGAAGGTGGCGACCCTAACTGTCCTCACATGAGAACCACAAAAATATCTAAGGATACTGTCACTGGACACAAAGCCATGCATGAACAAGGTAATGTTGTAGGCGATGCAATATATAGAAGTAAGTGTCCTAAGTGTGGTGCAGTAAGGAAAGACTCTCAGCTAGGATTAGAAGAAACACCATCACAATTTGTGAATAATTTAGTGCAAGTCTTTCGTGAAGTTAGAAGAGTGTTGCGAGATGACGGAACTCTTTGGTTAAATCTTGGCGACTCCTATTACAATTATAGAGCAGACGGAAAGCAAGTGAAGCAAACAGTTGCCAACACAAGGCAGGATTTTCCAGAGTCAAGTCCACACAGAGCCAACAAGATAGACGGATTAAAACAGAAAGACTTGATTGGTATACCTTGGAGAGTTGCGTTTGCATTGCAAGACGATGGTTGGTATTTGAGACAAGACATCATATGGCACAAACCCAACCCAATGCCAGAGAGTGTAAAAGATAGATGTACTAAGTCACACGAATATATATTTTTGTTTAGTAAGAATAAGAATTACTACTACGACAATGAGGCAATCAAAGAGAAGGCAACTGATTGGGGTACAAGAGACAGAGTGAATGGCAAGTATCACAATGAGGGTACTGGGTTGCAACCACATAGTGGTCTTGAAAAATCTTACGAAACAAAAAACAAGAGGTCTGTTTGGACAGTTACTACTAAGCCATATAGGGAAGCACACTTTGCTGTCTTTCCTACAGAACTTATAGAACCTTGTGTGAAGGCAGGCTGTCCAGAAGACGGAACAGTGCTAGACCCTTTCGGAGGGTCTGGCACTACTGGACTTGTAGCAGACAGACTTGGTAGGAATGCCCAGATTATTGAATTGAATAAAGACTATATAGATATAGCCAATAAACGTGTGATGAATGACGCTCCGTTATTCACAGACGTAACCATTAAATAGATTTCATACGCTCAATTAAACGCTTCGCTCTATTCGGAACTTGATTATACCACCTACTTTGCTGCATTTGGACAGACGCTTCGAACCAGTCTCCGTCTTTCACAGCCTGGATTTTCTTTTTGAATTTGCTATAACGAGGGTATCCGAGATTATACATCATATTTGCACATATTCTTTTTGCTTGCTCAGGCATATTATCCCAATCATCATAGACTTTCCTGCAATCATCAATGGTTATCTTGATGTCTTGGTCAAACAATTCGTTAACTCTGTCTTCAGATACTTTAGTTCCTAAAGGTTCGTCAAACTCAGGCTCATGTTCTCTGCATAAATGTCCCACACCACATGTCTTTAAGCCAAGGTGGTCTAAATATGTTTCGTACTTGATGCCTTCGTCTTCAGATAATTCTTCACGTAATAAGTTTATGTTCATTTTGAACTCCTTTTACTCATGATTTGTAGTCCTTGTTTACCAAACCGATACCCAAATGAGCTGCCTATCACTATATACAACATGTTATGAAACCAATTTGGTGTGTGTAAGTCTAGGAATATAAAGCCTTCCTTCACATACTCTTGTGTCCACGGCAAAAAACAGCAAGTTAATACTGCTATAAACCAAAGTGACCACGCTTCGTCTTTCCAACTATCACCCATTTGGTCTGTCAATGACCTCTCATTAAGCATGGCAGACGTGGCTTCTGTCTCGTAAACTTTCGCTTCGGCTTTAGCTCTTGCTACTTTAACTTCTGACTCTGCTTTTGACTTACTTACTTTGCCCTCTAACCAAGTTCCTGCAAGGGAACTTATCGGACCTAAGATAGCTTGTAACATTCTTTACTCCTTAATTTTTTTTGTAATCCATAGGAACAATGCGTAGACTGCCAACCCATATACAGTTGCTATACCTATATCTACTAGATGTTCTCTCATATGGTATATGAACTGTATGCCTGCCTCGACATCACTGCCACCACCTTCGTTGAAATTAACTGTCTTAGTTAAATTTTCAACATCACTGATTGTTTGTTCCATCATGCCTTTTTAGTTTTTTTCTTGCTTGTTCTGTTTACAACACAAGGACAGTTTGTATGTTGCATGTTACCAGTTTTTGTTTTGTTGCCAATAACAATTACTTTTTTACCTATACTATGCATAACCCTACCATTTCTTGCAAGACCAATATCTGGCAGTTAGCTTAGATGGTGGCTTGCTATCACATCTATGCCTTGCTCTAAAGTTTTTACGTCTGCCAGGCTGACTCTTCTTTATAGTCATGTTGGCGTCTCCAAATCTTATTATCTTTTCCACTCCGTTTGCACATGCTTTAACTACAAACTTTTTGCCACCAGAGACTTGTCTCTTAGGTTTGTTACATGGCATCTTTTTCTTGTTAAGCTTTGGTGCTTTCTTACCCATTACGCTGCCCTCTTTTTCTTTTTCCAACTAATTCTTTTTGAACTCGTCTTCTTCTTAGATGCTGATGTGCATTGTGCTTTCGTTGGTCTGCAAGCAGGGTATGGTCTTTTTGATTTACCCTTTGCTGACTTTCTTCCACAAGGCTTACCAGTTTTACAGTCTATCCAACCCTTGCCGTTGTTTCTTTTAAACCATTTATGTAAACTATCGCTTGCCATTATAACCCTCTATGAAATACTTTTTCCCAATCTCTGTGACGTTGCAATGGAATTTTTACGTAAGGTAAAAAACGAATAATGAAAATAAGAAATTTATTTATAAGATTAAAAGGAAACTTCATTGGTCTAAGTATGTCCATAAACAAAACTACACGTATTTTGTCTGTATTGTTAAAAGCTTCATGCTCATATGTGTCATCAAAGAAAACTACTTCACCATTCTTCCAATAGTATTTTTTATTTGCCACACGAATAAAACATTTTTTAATGTCTGGTATAATTAGACCAAGATGCGCTCGAAGTACCCCTGCCCAAGGTCCACAATGTGGAGGTAAATGTTTTCTAGGACCAAGAATAGAAAGATAAGCAGATATAATATTTGGATTACGCTCTAATAAAGCTTTAGTCTTTGGCATCATAGCTAGGTTTTTTTCAAATTTAATGTTTACGGCTTTGAGATAAAACATTTTCCATCTGTCATCGTTAGATAGAAACGTCTGGTCAGGACTTATCGTTTGAAAAGGTACAATCTCATCATACCTTTTCAGTACTTCTGTTGCCTCGTCTCGAATATCTGTAAAATTTTTCTCTAAGTCTGGAGTTGCACTAAGACTTTTATTACTAAAGAAAGGCTTGTCTCCTATGGAAGAGGCAGATTTAAACTTGTTCTGGAAAAACTTTTGCAAAGATTCTTGCAAATAATACTGGTCAGTTAATAATAATTTAATTTTATTAAACATTATGCTCTTTTCTTTTTCTTCTTCTTACTGTTACCCCAGTTGGCTGCGCCAACCTTTCTACATTTTACTAAAGCACCAGACGCATACGCTGAGGGCCAGACGGAATAGCTTCTCTTGACCTTGTGATAACAGGCGTCTTTCTTGCCTTTGCTTTTTGTTTTCGCTGCCATTATATTACTTCCTTAATAACCAATCAAAAAAACTTTTTCTTTTCGCTGTTCCTTTAAGCCATTCTACTATATCCCATAGTGACTTTTTCTTTCCTACTACCTTCATTCCTAAAGGTGTAGACTTAGGTGGTCTTCCTCTTTTATTCGCCATGTTTATTTCTCCTTCTGAGGTATGCAATAAGTTGTAACATACACTCTGCTAAACGCTGTCTGTTGGTGGGTGTTTTGATTTCTAATTTGTTTTGCATATCTAAGGCACGTATCCAAATCATTGAAGTAGACATCTTCTTGTATCTCCGTTCCGTGTAAAATAACTACTAATAGCCATATCATTTACCATTTTCTTTCGACCTCGTAAAAGCTGTCGTACCCATAAAGGTAGCAACTATACCTAAGTTTGCTATAACATAAGTAGAAAGTAAAGCAGTAACCATCTCAACTCTTGCATTCGGTATTACAGGTGACATGACCAATACTATTAATATTATAGACGAGATAGACGATACCCAACACAGCATACGCTGTTGGTCTTGCATCTTATCAGAGTTCTCAAGACGTATCATATGTTCAGACTGTGCTAGTTCTTTGTCTGTAACCACACCATCACCATCTAAATCAAACTGTTCGTATTGACTGTCTTTTTGTAGCTTCTTACTCATGCACCCCAACCTGACTTCTGACCTTTAGAAACCCACTTAGCGTCTCCCCAACCAGTTTGAGCAGAGCCTTTTTTACCCTGTTCTCCTGCCATAGTATCAACAACACCTTCTCTAACATTTCTCATGCCACCTAGTATTGGTATTCTAGTTGCAAGTTCTCTCCATGCAGACCTCTCTTTAGCATTGCTGTTGTCTCCACCGACAACTGCGTCTTGTATTCCTGCTGCTCCTGTAATCGCTGCGTTGCCTAGACCATAAGAAGGTCCGAGAAGTGAAGACCATATTCTGTTTTGACCATATGCACCATTGTCCATTTGAGATGTTACAGAATGAAGTACGTCTCCCATCAATCCAAAGCCACCCATAATCATCATGCCCTCTAAGTACCAACCCAAGAAGTCATTGTAATCTTCACCATGTGTCTTTGAATCATAGCCAAGTGCTTTTGCTATGTTTCTTTTTCTAAGCTCTGGACTTGTACCATCTTCTCCACCACGAGATTGTATAATATCTTTAGCAGATAGTGTCGCCATACCAAATGTAGGTCCGAGAAGTGCCATTGAAATCAATGGCTTTAAGTTTCCTTGATTTGCTTCTTGAAGAACGTAGCCACCCATTCTTGACATCATAAGTGGAAAAGATTTCAACTGAAATACAAGCTGTCCTATAGGTGTCTGCGCCCATAATGGAACGTCATTTGGATTAGGTTGGAAGATACTTTCGTCTGCAAATTTAATGATAGCCATTCTTACTCTATCATCACTTAAAACGTCTTCATCAGTTAAACTTGTATCTGATTTGTTTTTCTTTGGTAAGTAATCTTCTAATCCATATCTTACTAAAAATCTATGTGCAGTTTTGTATTTTCCTGTTTGCTGTGAATATGGGACGCCTACTTTGTGGTGTCTTGTCGCTTGTTGTTGCATAGCTTTTAATGCTTCTAATCCTGTAGCTCCTGCAATCTTTCTTTGCATGTCTGTCCAAGGAGTAAGCAATGTTGCACTAAAGAAAGCATGTGAAAGCTTATTGTCTGGCGCACCATACATATGAACCATTCTTTCATGCACAATGTTTTCCATTGCAACACCTACATTGTTAAGCATACGTCTGTAATCTGGGTCAGTAGCCCATTTACCAACACCACTAGCCCAACTTGAGAAAGAGCCAGACCTTATGATTGGTAACACTATATCACCCAATGATGTGAGTGTAGTAAAACCAAGTAGCGTCACGTTGTTAACAGTTCGTATTAGCTTAGATGCTTCCATCAAAGACTTACTACCACTCAATGGCTTCTTCATTGCTACTCTCATAGCATTGTCAATAAACTTTTCACTCTCGTATGCTACTGAGCCAGTTTGACCTTTGAAGTCATCTAACGCTCCTACGATAGCATCAGCACGTCTTTTATATGTAACGCTCATCTTAGGATATAGGTCATAGAGCATCTTCCTTGCTGCTGATGAGCCACTCTGTGCATGTACTCTAATAAGTTCGTCTGCAAATTGTTTAGCACCAAACTCATTTCCTTCAAACGGCATTCTAATTGTATCAGTAAGAACTGACTCAACTACATTTCCGTCTTCTGCCATTCCTCTGATATTCTTTTTAAATACTTTTGATGTTGAAAGAAGTTTTGCAATACCACTTGCTCCTTCGTTTGAAGCCAGTATGTAATCGCTAACAGCGTGTGTATTAACGCCCATCTTGTCTGAGTGTACCAATCTTCTTGTACTTCCTTCAAGATACTTGACAAGTATTGCATCAAGGTCATTCTCTAAAAACTTTTCCATAGCATTCAGAGACTCTGGATAATCGCCAATGTTTAGAACTCTTGAGAAGTCTACACTGTCATTGCCAGGATTTTTAGAAAGACCACGTATGTCTTTGTGTGGTAGAAAGACGCCATCTTCTGCAGCATCTTCTGTTAATCTTAAATATATCTGATCTGCAAATTTTTGTGCTTCTCCGTCTGCTGGCGTTTTACCTAGACTTGCTTGCTCCCTAACGTAATACTCATGCATTCCTTGTATAAACTCATCTTTATTCTTTCGAATAGCATTTTGATTCCATACTTGAGGAAGGTAATTTTTTCTATAGCCAACATGAAACCCAGATGCTTTTAATGCTCTACGTTCTGCATCAAATGTTTCTCTTATCTTATCAACCACAGCTTTTTCTTGTGGATTAAGTGCTTTGTATTGTCTGCTATTTACATCACGTCTTAAAGCTCTGACTATTTTTCCATAGCTTTCTGGTTGACCTTGCATGACGCTACCTGTTGATTTTCTGAACCAACGTCTTAGGCTACCATCACTGTCTGGTAAGTCTCTCATTAAATTATTTATAGGCATAAACTTACCTGCAAACTTTTCAGATATTTCTGTAAAGTGGTTCTTGTACCAGTTGCCTAACCATCTAGCACCTATCTTATTTAGTCTATCTGACTGAGATTGAAACCATGTAGGAGCAGAAGAGTTTCTAATTACCTCTACCTCTGCTTCGTTGTGTGGTCTTTTCTTAATCATTGAAGACGCAACACCTGTAAATGTTCTGGACTTGCCGTCTACTTCTAACAGTTCTCCAAACTTACCTGTAGGTATATCGTCTATCTTTAGATTAGGTTCGTCTATCGCTGCCATAATAATAGAACCATTTGTACCTTCTGGTACACCACCACCTAATTCAATATTAAATACTACACCAGATGTGCCGTCAAAATTCTTGGCTCTTACATGTTTTACTTGATTAGGTTTAAATAAAACCACCCCTTCATGGTAAACTGCATTACCTATTTTAATGTCGTCAACGTCTGTAACTGTGTTGGTATGGCTTACAGTTAAACCATCATGTCCTAGTTCTTCAAACACATCTGTTAATGCATCTTTTGCCTCTGCTTTAGTAGATGAAAATTTATTCATCAACCTTCCAAAAGACTCATACAATTCAACGCCAGTTATAAACTCTAAGCCATAGAACTCTTCTTCCATAGTTACGAAAGCATCTAATATGTCAGCGTCAGTTTCTCCTGCTTCTTTTAACTTAACGTAAATGCCTTCTGATATTGTAGGAATAATCTTATCATCAACAGCGTATCTTGTATTCTCTCTAAAATCTAATGGGTTTCTAAGCTGAACATACGAAGGCATTACATATGGATCAAGAGTAATACCTGACCTTTCAAGAATATCAACCTTGCCTTTTTCAAGTGCAGTTAATTCTCTTAACTGGTCTTCTACAATAACTCTTTCTATAAAAGTTTGTATCTCAGTTGCATTGCCATTTTCATCAGCGTCAGTAAACTTTGCATTCTGTCTTTTTAGTAATGATATTTTACCTCTGACTTGAGCTAATTCATAAGCAACATCTTCAAGCTCGTCCTTACCTTCGTCTGTTATTGCAAGTTTTTGAATCTGAAAATTAAGTGACTCTTTTGTTTGCTTTCTTGCGTAGCTTTCTTCAGCAACTACTGGATTTCTAGTTAAGTAAATACCTCTGCCATACAAAGAGTTTGATGAACTTAGGTTCATAACAGTACCAACGTCTGAGCCATCAAGTGCTTTCTTATTTGGTGTTCCATGATAAAAAATAACTGGTTCGCCAGTGCCAGTGTTATGACCAACTCCGTTTTTAGTGTAATCTACAATCTTTATTCTTTCTTCTGGTGTAGAATTTTTCCAAGCAGATTTGCCTGCGTCTGCTGCATGAGATGAATGAAAAACATCTTGGTCTTGAATAGGAAAATGTACACCTCCTCTTCTATTTCTTACAAACATGTCTCCATATAATCTTGTTAAACCAAAATAGCTTTTCTTAAAGTCATCATCTTTAACAAGACCATTCATAACGTATGCAACTTCTTCCATATTTCTATGATACATTTCAGAGATTGTTCCAAACACATCTCCTTCTGTAAATCTTTGGTCTAGTTTAGAAGCAACACCTGTAAGCATTTCGTCTGTAAGATTCATAAGATTTCTGTCGTCTGCTGACGAATGTATTTTTTGGAAGTTACCTGCTAACCAATCAATCATTGCGTACTCATGTATAAGTTCGTCTGGCGCACCTGATGATGCAAGGGTTGAGCCACCTCCTCTTAAATATGTATCCATAATTTTTTTCTGTTTATCTGGCATTAGCTGATTAAAAGCAAATGTAACTATATCAAGTTCCTCTCTTGTCATTGATGCTCTTAGAGTCGTGCTAGACAAAAACCTTACTGTCTCATCACCAGGAACTCCATTAAGTTCTTGACCTATCGCTCTTGCAAATGTTCTAAAAATTGAAAAGTCTCCACCTTGGAAGTCAGAAAATTCATCTGTTCCTCTAGCTAAATAATCTCTCCCTATTATTTTTGCTATGTCTCTTGCTAATATTGGGTTAGCAAACGTACCTTTTCTGGAAACTTTTCCTAGTACATTTAACAGTCTGTATGCGATTGTACGAGATGCCAATTCTCTTTCTGGGTCACGATGTGTAATACGATTTAGTATGTCTTTGACCATTGGTCTTGCATTTGCAGGTATGCCGTTAGACATCTGTATTCCATTACTATCGTCTATTTCTATTTTAATTTTGTTGTCTAACTTCTTAGACCTAGCTATCATGCCAACATGCTTTGATGTATCCATGCCTTCTTTTTTAGCTTTTCTTTTGTCCATTCGCCTTTGCAATTCTCTTACTGCAAAATCTCTTTCTTTAGTTTTTCCTTGTGCGTTTGCATCATTCATAATGGCTTCAAGTTCAAACTTAGACATCTCAACATATTTACGTGGTATTTTTGTAGTAAAAGCTTTTTCTGACATTGTAGAAGTTTTTAATTTCTTTATTATCTGCTCAGATATTTGTCTTCCGTACTCTGTGCCAGCATGTTCACGTAACATCTTCTGTAAAACAGAAAGACTTTTCGTTGTTATCTCTCCTGCATTCCCTGTGTTTACTTTAGACTCTTTTCTTTTTGTTTTTTTATCTTTGAAATCTTTTTTTGCAGTTTCAATATCATTTTCAAAATCAGTTGCTTCTTTATTTAGTATTCTTTTTGTAGAATTAGATTTTTTACCTGCTCCTCTCTCAGATTTTTTCTTTGATACTACTGCGTCTAAAGCTTCTGTATGAGTACTGCTCATAACTTTGTTTGTGTCTTCTACTTTTGAAAAGTTTCTTTCAAGGCTATCAAGAGCATAGTCAAACATTTTACTCATTGATGTTCTTTCTAAGTCTTTGATGTTTCCGTAATTATAACCAGTTACATTTCCGTCTGCGTCTCTTACTGCAAACCTATCTCCACCCTTGAAGTTCGGACCTTGATAGCCATGATGGAATAACTCTGTAAGATGCTCTGCAACAATCTCCATTTTAGCAGGGTCTATAATAGAAACTCCTGCGTTGCCTGCCTCAGTTGGATTTCCTATTTCATTAGCTAACTCTACCCAATTTATATCTTCGCCTTTTGTATTTGCATTTTTAAATATTTCGTTTACGTCTTTAAGTCTTTCTTTAATAAGCCTTCTTGAATAAGGACTTAACATTTTAAAAGCACCAGACTTCTGTTTGTTGTAAACCATATTAGCCAATAGCCACATATCTTCTGTAAACATACTTACAAAAGCTTCTGGGTTTGTAGTTCCTAATGGATATATTTCTGTCATCTCTTGCAATCTATGCAATACTTGGGATAGTTGCGTATGTTTTTCCAAAGCGGCTTTGCCTGCTTTAGTATTTGGACTATGAGTACCTAAACTTCTCTTTCCAATTTCTTCTTTGTTTGGAAGTATTTTTAAGAAAAAGGGTTCTAGTTCTGGGTCTATTGGTGTCTTGTAAAAAAATCTATCGAATGTTCCCTTAATATAACCAAGAGCTTTTTGCCAGAATGTTTCGTCTACTATAACAAGCTTTTTGTCAGTTCTTCCTGCCCATGCGGCGAATTGATTTGCAAAGAACTCACCTGGTGCATCTAAAGAATTTGCAAAAGATGCAGTCTTTCCTTCTTCATACTCAGGTTTTAGTGTGCTTGTAAAAGCACCTTCGTCTATTTTATTTACGTCTAATTGACCACTTTCATCGTAGTATTTTGACATCTTTTCTAAAAATTCAAGCTTATCTCTAGGTGTAAGAATGTTGTCAAAAGCCCAATGTGCTACTTCGTGTAAAAGTTTTACATTCATTGGAGTTGCAAGACCAGACATTACGTCTTTTTTTGGCAGTATATTTACACCAGGTAAATCGTCAGTAGAAACATTTGCAGTTGCGTAAAAGTTTGCTCTCATAGGATCACTAGAACTTGAAATTCTAGGACCTAACTCTGGACTGCCTCCCAGACGTTCAATTAAACGTCTAGCTGCAGCTATCTCTTCTGCGTCATAGCCATGAAATATTTTATCTAAATTGTTAAGTGTTTTTTGCCTGCTTGCTGTTGAGTCTATAAATCCTTCTGGTGGAAGCATTCTACTTTCCATGTCCATAAGACCTTTATAAACTCTTATAACTTCTCTATGACCTTTAATTGTTTTAGACCATTTTGCTCCTTGGCTTACAAAAAGTATTACGTCTTTTATATCTCCATAACTAAGTTGAATATTTGCGTCACCTTTTGAAATCATACGGCTTGAATTTGTTGGCAGTTCAAATAGTGGAGCGCCTCCCCTTGGCGTTAAATCTTTTGCTATTCTATTAAATGCTTCAAGTATTTCTACGTCTTCTGGAGTAATTGTTATCCTTAATTCCAAAGCATCTTTAAGGTCTATAGGTTCGCCATTACCTGTAGCACCACCTGCTTCAACTCTACTACCAGCAGACGGAGTGCCTTGTTCGTCTGGCAAGCTTTCAAATAATTCTCTTAACCTGCTTCCAAATACTTTTGTATCGGCAGGAGCATATTTAACAGTCCAGTTACTTGGGTCTGAAGCAACCCCACCTTTTTGACCAATGATTGCTTCAATGCCTTTGCCGTCAGCAACTTGCTTTTTAGAAATAATCCTGACGTCATCAGGATTATTTTTGTTTTGTACAATAAGTCTTTTGTCGCCTCTAGTTGGAGGAGAAACATCTGCGTCTGGAGTTGCTATTGTATTTTGATTTTGAGGTAAATCACTGACCTCATTTTTTTGAATTGCTCTTAAAACATTTAATAATTCTCTTGCATCTCCACTTTCAATAGCTTCATCAAGAGCTTGCTGTGCATCTAATTTAGTAGGAAGTTTATCCTTTTTAGGTTGTTTTGTAGACTGACCGATTAGATTGGCTGTGTCTTCTCCGTCTGGAGCGTTTAATCCTGTCCTTTTAAAAGCGGCTTCTTTGTTTAAGAATACTTTTCTTGTGTATCCGTCTGCATAAAGTTTAGAACCTATTGGAGCTTTTATTTCTTTGCCAGTTTCGTCTATTGCAGTTGTTCTTTGATTTGCATAAAAAGCTACAAGCCTGTTTGGTGAGTCTCTTCTTGCTTCTTTAGATTTAAGGTAAGCAGTTTCTCTATCACCATACTTTACATTGTCTGCATAGCCAGGTCTTCTGCCAATAGTCTCGCCTTTTTTAAGTATCCCTTGTATCTTTCCAGACTCTTCTCTGCCTGCTCCTACGTTTTGTCCTGCTCTTTCTATTGACTCACCAGTAGTTCTTGCTTTACCTTGCTTGTTAGCTCTTTGATTAAGAAAGGCAGTTCTTGCTTTTGCTGTAGTTACGCCTTTGATTCTAAGCTTTGAGTCTTCTGGAGATTTAGCTTCTTGATTTCTAAATCTTTGTACAATCTTTTTATATTGTCTGAACTCATCATCATCTAATTGATTATCTAATCTCCATGTAGCATCATCAGATAACTTTAATGTGTCTTCGAAAGGTATATCATCATCAATCTTTATTGTATTCTTTTGCAAACCTTTTTCTGATTCAAAAGTTCTAGCCAAAGATGCTCTTACGTTTCCGTCTACAGGCTCGCCTGTAGCTCTTGTAAGTTCTTCTACAAGACTATTAAACTCTGACTGTTCTGTGCTTTCTACATCAGGTTGTTCTTTTTTTGTTTTTCTTTTTCTGTAATTGACAACATTTTGCGCTCTTTTCATAGAGACTGTTGTCTCACCTTTTTTAACAGTTACTTCTTGTGGGTCTATACCATTTGCTCTTAGATAGTCTGCGACCTCTTGTTCCATAGGAAGAGCAGCATCGGCTGCTTCTGCTTCAGAAATAACTTCGTCTGCTATTGTATCAGCATTCGTCTGCGGCTGTGCCTGTTGTCCCTGTGCGTCTCCCTGTTGTCCCTGTAATTCTACGTCTCCTCGTGGTCTGCCTGCCTGACCTTCTGGTGTTACAGGAATTACGTCATTTGAAGCTATCTGTTCAACTTTTTTTCCATAAGGGTTGTCTCTTAGATATGCGAGTATTTGGTCAAGGTCGCCATCAAAATCAGAGCCATCTTCGTTTCTGATATTATCTACTATTCTATCTCTTTCGTTAAGCCAAGCACGATATTCTCTTGCTTTCTCTACACCTCTAGGACCTTTAGATTCTAATCTTGTTATTAATTCTTCTGTCTTAGGTTTAATAACTGCGTCATGCTGTTTTACTTCTTGTAATAAAATTAAAAATGTTTCGTCTTCGCCAGCTTCTGCGCCACTTGACTTTATGTTTTTAATTTTCTCTTGCTGTCTTTGAATTAGTTGGTCAATAGTTATCGGAGTTGGTACTGTTTCTTCTGCTGTCTCTGCAACAGTTTCGTCTGCCTGTTGTGGTGCGCCTAATATGCCAGATACCTGTTGGTATCCTGCTAAAGATTCTTTAGGTAAAGCGGCTATCTGCTCTCTTGTTAATCCTTTAGCCATCAAGTCACTGACTACGTTTCTACCAGCACCTGCTCCTGCCAATGCAGACGGAATACCTAATGCTCCACCTGCTACACCACCTATTGTAGCACCTAGTCCTGTAGCTAATCCAAGTTCGCCTTTACTAAATTCGTCTCTCAGACCAAGTTGTATATCTCTTGCCTGTTGGGACGTATTAACAATGGCTTCTTGTGCGCCTGATATACCACCTTCATAAAGTGCGGCTTTTCCTGTACCACGTGCAACTGCTCCTAGTGCAGTTTTGCCACCGATAAATGCGCCTTTTGCTGTATTATATGCGGCTCCTACTGGTATTAGGTTGAGAGGGTCTGCTACTAATGCGCCTGCAATATCTGGAATAGCAGTTGCGGCTCCTCTTCCACCTTCCTGCCAAAACATAGGTAATTGTTGCCAGACGGACTCAATTCTTTTTGCACGTTCTCTGGATTCAGTTCCCATTCCCCAAGGTTCGAATGCACCACCTATAGCAGAAACTGTATTGAGTTCTCTCCAAGTTGAGTCGCCATAAAAAGCATCTATAAGAACATCGTCTGTCCAATGTACAGGTCTGCCTTCTTTTTCTTCGTAGTAATCTCTAAGGTCTTGAAGAAAACGTGGGTCTTTAAGTATCTTTGTTGGATTTATATTTGAAGTATAGTCTGATTGTTCAGTTGAAACTGTAACATTATCAAGACTAAAATCTATGTTATTAAAATAGGGTTGATTAAAAAATTTTTCTGCCATTTGGTACTCCAGTATCCGTTATGGGTTTAGTATTTTATTTAGGGTTTAATAATTTTGAAGACAATATACTTGGTATACTTCCTATATCCTTTTTCATAAATTCAACAGGGTTATCCATAAATTCTTTCATGTTCCTTTCATCTTGAACAAGTCTTATAAGGTTATTTTTATCCCCTATATATTCGTCTATCTGCCCTAATATATTACTATCTATACTTGGATTTATGTTACCCTGATAACCACCTGCATTTCCTCCACCTATGCCAGCACCTTTTCCAGTGACAGAAAATCCAAAGATAGGATAGTATCTTGTATGAGATGTATAGCCTTGTTCTTTAAGTAATTTATAAAAATCTTCTGCTCTAGTGTTTATTAATTTTGTTATTTCTGCTTTAGCATTATTTGGTGAGAAACCATTTCCTATTTTATCTATAATAGATTGTACTGTATTATCAAACTGTACAGTGTTCTGAGGTGTTGGGTTAAAGTTAGTAACATTAGGATTGCCTTTTAACTCTTTAACTTGCTCTCTTAATGATGCCAACTTATCAGAAAAATTTTGACCAAGTGCATTAGCTTTTTTCCAATCCCAAATATCTGGCTGTCCATCTTTTACCCAAATTATTTGATTGTCTCCTGCTGTATTTATAGCATTTGCAATCTCTGATTGAGTTTGGTTTATTTGATTATTTATTGCGTTTAGTTTTGCAAGAGTGGTTTCATCTACTTGATTATTGTTAATTATGTTTTCAAGTTCTGAAATGTTATTTGTCATAGAGTCAAATGCAAAATCAAAAGATTTATTAAAGCCACCTTCCCATTCACTATACTTTTGAATTTTAGGTATGCTTCCTATAAAAGAATTTTCAACAGCCTTAGTTCTTTGATCCCATCTAACTAAATTAGTTCCTAAAACATCTGTAAAATATGATTCAAGTTCAGAAACACTCGGTGGAACATTCTTAGGAGTATATGCTTTTATTGCTTGTGCAAGAACACTCATAGTATTTTTATCAAGATAATAAGTATCAGCCATGTTTTCTATTGCAAGCACCATATTGCCACCTGCTAAAGTACCATCTTCCATTGCTGTATTAATATACTTACCCATTTTTTCACCAAAATATGCGTTTGGTAATGCTTTACTGGTTTTCTTCTCTTCTTGAATTTTACTTGACACTTTACCTTGTTGTTGTGCTTCAAACTGAAAATATTTATTCTGTTGATTTTCAGCCATAGCACCTATTGTATCACCTAGCACTGTCTTAATTTCTGCTAATATTTGACCTTTATATCTTTCTGATGTTCCTGCTCCAAATACTTCGTTTAGATAATCGTCATCATATTGTCTTGCTAAAATTTCTTCTGCAAGTTTTACTAATCCTGCTTCGCCAGCTTGTTTAAAAGCTTTGTAAGCAACAGTACCTTCAGTTTGTATATTAGTAAGGACTTGAGTTTTTATAGCGTTTGCTATATTTTGTAACTCATTTTTATCTCTTTTCTTTTTTTCTTTGCTTTCTGATTCCCAACCAGCAAGTAGCTTACTGTAATTGCCTTCTACTAATATAGCTATCTTATCAGCACTTAAAGGTAATTTTCTGTCTTTTGCATTTTGTGTTATAAAATCTGTTGCTTCTTTTTTTATTTGTTCGGCATTCTTTGTTCCAGAAATCCAATCTTGTTGGTATTTTTGCATGAAGTCATTTACAATCTGTGACTGATTAGATAAAAATTGGTCTGACTCTTCTATCATTTTCATATTATAATCAGCATTAACTGTTTCAAAAGTTTCTTTTATTTTCCATTTAGGAATAAAAGTTTGATTGCTTATTTGAGCTACTTCATTGTCAGATAATTTTAATTCTTCACCTAAGTTTCTTTTTGCTTTTAATCTATCAAGGATTAAAGACTGCACTTCTGGCATATTTTTTGTAAATATATCGTCTCTTGCCTTAGTTGCATTTTCTATTGAAAAAACATTTGCAATAGTTTTTGACATATCCATGTCTAAGTCTGTTCCTAGATTTGCTTTTAGATTGCTTAAAAATTCTGTTTCTAAATTATTTAAAAAACTACCTTGTAATTCTTTTGATGCACCTAAAAATTGTTGCGTTTGCATTTTTTGTGTTAAAAAATTCATTGCCTTTTTACGCAAGTCATCTTGAATTTCTGTTCTCTTACTATAATTACCAAAATTTGTTTCAAGGTCTTTTTGTGTTTTTGCATCTAAATTTGATTGTGCAATTCTACCAAGAACTTCTGTAGACGGAAGTCCTGCTTTTAAATAATTCCTGCCACCACTTAATATGTTTATCTGGTTTTGCATGTCGTCTAGCGTAGCAAAAGGATTATCTTTTCTAAACTGTGCAAATGTATTTGCTATGTCTTTTCTTGTTGCCCTGTCGTCTTCCATAGATTTACGGAAGCCACCTGCCATTGCACTAAAGTCTACCATTCATTAACCCCTATTAAATAATCCACCTAAAAACTGACCTGCCTTATCCATTCCACTGTATATATAATCATCAAATCTTTTACCAAAATAATTGCCACCTTCGTCTTGTCTATAGTAAGAATCAGCACCTAATTTTTGTAAGTCCATTCCAAAACCAGAGCTTGCATTTGCTAAACTTGTTAAGGCATTGTTATAACTTGAGGTAGCACCTGATAATAAATTGCCACCAATAGCATTTGCATTGCTCATGTAAGTACTTGCATTAGGTACGTTGATTGCTATTGGACCTGTGGCAGCAGACTTAACATTCATTCCTGCGTTGTTTACCATAGATGG